AGGGAGAAGCCCACTTGCGTTTCCCAACCGCGTTTAGCGGCGGCAGGCGCAGGCTCAACTTGTGGCAATGGCTCAGTTACGCTGACCATTTTCTCACCTAATACTTCACCTTCCCCCCACGCAATAAAACCATGCGTAAAGCTGAAAGGATTAACTGCCCAAACAGAATCGTTGTCCACTTCAGTTTCAGACGCGCCATATACCCAGTGACCTGTTCTGTCCATTTTAAGGATAGTTACGCCACCAGAAGTATTGGTGTCAGTTTGAATGTTGCGTAATGCGTTAGAGATGCTGTTAACGGCTGGAAGGTTGGCGTTGCCAAATACAGATACGTTGTTCATTTTAGATTACCTTTAAAGTTTATTGAGGGCGTTTGTTAATTGTTGCCCGATTAATAAGACAGTAGGGCGCGGGTCAGATTCGTGCGCCATTGTACTGCCAGAAGATACCACTGCGACAACATCATCCGGCATGGGCAGTTTCAGAGCCTTTAATTTCTTCTCTGCTTGCGCCGGCGAAACCAATTTGGAATCGTAGATGTCATCATTTGTCAGACCAAGAGCCAAAAGCGATTCGACTGCTTGCGCCTCATTAGTCCATTTTCTTGTCCCCCGCTTTGCAACAAGTTTGTAGTTAGGGACTGGTTTGCCCGCTTCAAGCATTTGAAACGCTAATGCTCTCAAATCGGTAATCCATTGTTCCAGAATCTCAGCTTGTTGTAAATAGTCTGCAATAGATTCTGCATCAATATTATCTAGCGTTGCCTTCAGCGCCCTATCTACCTCACCTGTCATTAACGGACAAGTTGGTTTAGCCGCGCACCACTTGCAGTGTTTGCCGCTGGCTAACGGTGCATCAGGTGTTTCAGACAAATCGATAGCTTTCTTAAGCGTTTTCTCAAACTCACGAATGCGTTTAGCGGTGGTTTTCCAGCGCTTAACAGACGGAGGTTGAACAATCACAAGTTCAATAGACGCCGCGCCATCAAACACCCATTCTAGCCCTTTTGTGCGCATAGCGGCGGCGGCGTAAAACAGGAGCTGCTCGTTTTCTTCCACTTCCACGCTAACGCCACTGCCAAACTTCCAGTCAAGGATAACAGCGCGGTCGCCTAGTCTGCCAATAAGGTCAACGCTACCAAACACGTCAGGCAAGAAATCACCGTAGCTTACGTTAGCTTCAACGGTAAACTCCATCGATTTAGAAGGGTCAATTTCATCAAGCGCCGCCAGCGCCGGTTCAATTTTTTCTTTTGCCAACTCAGTTGTCATATCAATGCCCGCATACGACAAACTGTAAATGTTAAAGTTATCCTCAGTGAGTAACTTTTCCATTGCAAGGTGGCAAAGCGTCCCTTCATCGGCATACGATGATGATGGTTTAGGTGGCATTTGTTGCACCAGCTTAACACTGGCAGGACACGCGATAACTCGTTTGGCGGTGCTACCGCCAGCAATATTTGAATGGCTCATTTGACTTTCTCCAAAAGTGTTTTAAATAATTTCTTACATGGTCTTTATCTATGTCGTACCGCAGGTTTAAATCATCCATCATCCTTGCCCGTGACTTCCTACCATAGTAATAAAACTTTCTACATTTAGTTAGGGGCATCATCTTCCTCCTCATATTTCTCTAAACCAGATAGCAACTTTAAGATACGGAGTGTTCGTACAAATCATTTACCATCTTATTGCCCCTATTCTTTTTAGTACCGCATGGACTTTATAAGGGCGTTCGTTTCTAAATATATGCGTCATAGTCATATCTCTAGTAAACATTGCGTATTTAAAACTGCGCCAGTTTACATCGTATGGATTGAATCCTCTTTGGCGTACTCTCATAACTCCACCTCTAATTGTTTAATGAGATTGCAGTATATCAAAAAAAGTTTGCAAAGAAAAGTTTGCAATGATAAACTTTAGCCATGTTAGAAAAAGACATTGAAAAATACTTAATAAAAGTCGTCAAAGAAATGGACGGCAAATCATATAAGTTCACCTCCCCTGCTTGTCGGGGAGTGGCAGATAGAATCGTGTGTTTACCGAGTGGCAGTACATGGTTTATTGAGCTTAAAACCGCAGGTGGCAAGCTGTCAGCGCTGCAAAAAGTTTTTGCATCAGACATGAGCAAACTTAATCAAAAGTACGCTTGCCTTTGGAGCAAAGAAGACATTAACAACTGGAGAGAAAATAATGATTGAATTTTTACAATACCTCGATGAAAGCAATTTGGCATACCTTATTATGCTGTTTTGCTTCTTAATAATGGCGCGTTTACATTTGTCAGCGCTAACTGAAATTACACGTTTACGCAAAATTATGAAGCAGGTGATGAGATGGGCGCATCGTTAGTTTTAACACTATCGTTTTTAACGGTCGATACTAACATCGACAAACGCGGCAAAACGACTACGCACGAAACGATTGCGTACACGACCAACACCATACCGTATGACTCAATGAAAGCGTGTACAAACGCGCGTGAAGAATGGGGTCTTGCCATTGGCGCGTATCAAATGTCAAAACGCCCCACACGGGTCATTATGGCTGTCTGTAACGACAGCACTATGGGAGTAGTAGAATGACTGAAACAACGATAAAAAAATACTGTGAGCAATATAGAATCAGTCGCTCTGGCATGGACTATCATATTCGCCGGTCAGGCGTGTTCCCAATCGGCAGTAAACGATTCTCCGAAGCAGGCGCACCATCATTCTTGTGGCGCGTTACCGATTTAGACGAAATCAAAGCGCTAATCAAAGGAAAGAAAAAATGAAAGATGAACTTTTATACATAGCCATTGGCGCGTTTTTAATTGGTGTTGTTGCGTCAACGTTAACAATTTACGCAACACACAGACATTATTACGAAATTACCAAAACGACCATCGGCGAATTTATTATTCACGATGGGCGCATCTATTCAGTGTACGAAATGGAACGTAACATCAAAGGGGAAATGGTAGCAAAATGACCAAAGAAGAACTTTATAGCCGCCTGACAACGGTTCAAAAAAACAAAAAAGAATTGAAGAAAATTAAACTTCAACTCCTCAAAGAAATCGAGCAATTAAAGTTAATGCTTCGCGCACTGGAGGAAGGGTAATGCAAATCGATGACGTTGCGGCGCTCATGTTTTATATCGGGATACTATTTTTAACAGGACTTTGGCTATGTCATTAGTAAAACCCGTATCACCAGTGACGCCTGCGCCAACAACGGTTGACTGTAAACATGACCATTGGCGCATATATAATAGCCTTGGTTACCGCGAGTGTGACCGCTGCAAAGAACGAAGACCCATTTTTAATGATATACGGCACCAAAGATGAACATTTCACAAATATTTATAGGGCTTAGCCCTTTTTTAAAAGACAAATTTACTAGCGAAGTGTTTACGCTCGGACTTATTAATGAGCTAAACGAGCAACGCTTTCGTGCAAGATGCAAACGTTTAATTCGTCAGCACAACGGCGAAACGCGCAAGCTATATAAAGCGCTAAACAACTTGACGATGGACGACAGATTACGATTTTTTGACGTGGTAAGTGGAAATGAAAGATAAAGATTTAGAGATTATAAGAAGCGCGATACGATACAACAGTAACACCGGACACTTTTACAAAGGCGGCGCAAACACACCTGCCGCGCTTAATTGGAAAAATAAGAACGCTACGATTAACGTCAAGAAAAGCGGTATGCACTCCTACTTTCTAGCGTGGAAGATTGCCGTGTTTTTAGCTTATGGATGGTATCCGAAGCATACTGACGCAGTAGAGTATTTAGACGGCAACCCGTGCAACTTAAGCATTAGTAACATCAAGGTTATTAAAGCAGGCGAAGATGAAATGACCATGATTGACTTTTGCGACGAAAACGATTTGCGCTACCCTAGCGTGTCTGCGCTCATGCGCGGAGAACCGTTTATTCGTCGAATAGAAAATGGATACTCTCGTGCGTACTTTAAGAAAAGTTTATTAGAACAAAACTGCGCCAAACTAATGGCTAAAAAGCACCGCGACGAAGAAACCAGAAGCAAACCTAAACGCCCAATGGGTAGACGTCGCAATGAGCATTTTATGGAATTTCTAAGAACGCACTATTTAGTGCCTGAACGTTGGGAGATGACGCTATGTTAAGAGGTGACAGTGTACATGAGAGCGATAGTGTAAACGCGCCAGCACATTATCAAGGCGACAAGATGCAGTGCATCGACGCGATGGAAGCAATGCTTACGCAAGATGAATTTCGTGGGTATCTGCGCGGTAATGTTTTTAAGTATCAATGGCGCTTTAGAGAAAAAGGCGGTGTTGAAGATTTACGCAAAGCAAGATGGTATTTAGACAGACTAATCAAATTGGAGAATTTCTAATGTATGCGTTTAAAAGTGGACCTGTTGACCAAGACTCAACCATTAAAGGCCTTCGTGGCGAAGATATGGAAAACTACATGAATTTGCTTAAGTGGCTAGATTCTGTACCGTTTATTCCCCTAAAGGTTAGCGACTTTGTGCTGCCTTGGCGGGATAGATGAAGCCAAAGCTCAAAACAATGAAGGGGGTGTGGATATGCTACACCCCCTGCTGCACCATCCCAATGATGGCAGACCACCCACAAACGGCGTATTTAAGATGGAAATTTATTAATGCTAAGACCCAACCAGATAGAAGCGGTTGCTTTTTTGAGCAACATAGACAAGGGGATGATTCTCGCCCCAGTGGGGGCAGGCAAAACAGCGATAACGCTAACCGCCATGAAGGAGGCGCTCGACACGGGCAGAGTGAGCCGATTCTTAGTGATAGCGCCAAAGCGTGTCTGCACGGACGTGTGGACAATAGAGCCGGCGAAGTGGACACCAAGTCTTACGATATCTATAGCCGTTGGCTCGTTAGCGCAAAGATTGACAGCATTCGACGCGCCGTCACAGGTAGTGGTGACTAATTACGATACGCTGCAAACGCTACCGCCATTGCCTGACTTTGACGGCGTGGTGTTTGACGAGTTGACTGTTTTAAAGAACCCATCAGGTAAACGTTTTAAAGCGTTGTTTGCCCGCATTAAGGATTTTAAAATTAAATGGGGGCTTACCGGCTCGTTTACCAGCAACGGACTTGAGGACGTGTTTGGGCAATGCAAGATAGTAGACGCGTCGCTTCTTGGAAAATCCAAGACCGCGTTTCTTCAAAAG